AATTCCAAGATACTTAAAAGCATCACATGAAATTTATGGAAGATCTCCTGCAATGACAGCTTTACCTGATGTTAAGATGTTAAATGAAATGTCAAAGACAACGATTAAAGCCGCACAGAAACAAGTAGATCCCCCTTTACTTGTTCCTGATGACGGATTTATTTTACCTGTAAGAACAGTTCCTGGTGGACTTAACTTCTACAGATCAGGCACAAGAGATAGAATAGAGCCTTTAAATATTGGAGCAAACAATCCACTTGGATTAAATATGGAAGAGCAAAGACGAAACGCAATTCGTAATGTATTCTATGTCAATCAGTTAATGATGCAACAAGGTCCACAAATGACAGCAACTGAAGTCATACAAAGAAACGAAGAGAAGATGAGACTGTTAGGACCAGTGTTAGGAAGATTACAATCTGAATTATTAAAACCTTTAATTGATAGAGCGTTTAATATTCTTTTGAGAAAAAATATATTTAAACCTGCACCAGAATTTTTAGCAGGTAAAGATGTAGAGATTGAATATGTTTCTCCTCTTGCCAAAGCTCAAAAGTCTACAGAGTTACAATCTATTATGCGTGGTATTGAAATCATGGGATCTATTGCAAATGTTGCACCAGTATTTGATTATGTAAACTTTGATAAACTGGTTAGACATTTAATGGATATTGTGGGTGTACCACAAAAAGTTTTAAAACCACAATCTCAAGTGAATGCTGAAAGACAACAAAAAGAACAGCAGCAACAAGAGATGCAACAAATGCAACAACTACAACAAGTCGCTGAAGCTGGAGGAAAAATAGCACCACTAGCAAAAGCACTACCAGATGAGGCTAGAGCTTTAGCAAATGCTGAAGCTGAATAATGATTAAAGAAATAAAACAACTAAGAGAAATATATAAAATAGTTTTTGGATCTGACCCAGGCAAACGTGTCATGGAAGATCTTGAAAAAAGATGTCACTATCATTCTACAACCAATGTTAAGGGAGATAGCCATGAGAGTGCATATATGGAAGGACAACGCAGCGTTCTTCTATTTATAAAATCAATGCTGCAAAAGGAAAATGAAAATGTCAAACGAGCAGATAACGGAGAATAATACTTCGCCTGTAGACACCACACCACAACCAGAAACATCTACAGAAACAACAGCAACAGATACATTAGTATCATCAACAACCGACAACACAGTACAAACCGCAAAGTCTTGGAAAGAAACCATTTCTGAAGAATTTAGAAATGATCCAAACATTTCAAAGTTTACCGAGATAGATGCGTTAGCAAAATCATATATTAACGCAACACGAATGATTGGTTCAGATAAAGTAATTATTCCAAACAATAATTCTACTGACGATCAATGGAATGAAGTCTATGATAAACTTGGAAGACCTGAATCTTCTGATAAATATAAACTTGATTTTAAATCAGAGGTTACGCCTATAGATGAAAACGCAATCAAAGCATTTGCAGACGTAGCTCACAAAACAGGTTTGAATGAAAAACAAGCTCAGTCAATTTTAGATTTTTATAAACAGAACTCTGAAAATACTGCACAACAATTAAAGATAGATACTGAAACCGCACAAGCTAAATCTCAACAATTGTTAAGACAAGAGTGGGGTAAACAGTATGATGAAAATATTAACAAAGCCGCAGCAATTGCAAAAGCAAATATGCCTAGTGATGTATTAGATATGCAATTGAAAGATGGAACAAGACTTGGAGATCATCCAGATGTGATTAAAGGTTTTTCTAAGATTGCTGGACTTTTATCTGAAGACAAAGTGATTACCACAGAGTCTGAATCTGTAGATCAAGGTAGAGATCTTGAAGGTGAAATATCTAAAATTATAAATGATAGATCAGGACCTTACTGGAACAAAGGTCATCCAGATCACGATAAACTTGTACAACAAGTCTACACTATGAGAGAGATGATAAATGGCGGAAAGTAATCATTTATCAGATAAAGAGCTTAGATTAGAAATCTTGCGATTAGTTAAGGAATGTGGTTCAGAATTTCAAAAAAAAAATCCCTTGCCAATCGCTGACGAATATTATAACTGGGTTAATAGGCGTGGGACAATTCGTAAGAACCCCACTGGCAAGAAGGAATAGACTTCTAGTCTAAAAGACTTTAAATCCAAGAGATGCCTATCAATTTTGATGGAGAACCTTTCTGATTGTTTTAAAAAATAAACTATAACAAATGGAGAGACAAATATGTCAATCAACGTAACAACAGCTTTTGTACAGCAGTATTCTGCTAACATACAATTGCTTTCTCAACAAATGGGATCGTTACTAAGAGACAAAGTTCGTCTTGAAAGTGTCGTAGGTAAAAATGCTTTCTTTGACCAAGTAGGAGCAGTAACAGCTCAGAAAAGAACAAGTAGGCATGGCGATACTCCACAAATTGATACCCCTCACGCTAGACGTAGAGTATCTCTTGTGGATTATGAATTCGCTGACCTAATTGACGATCAAGATAAAGTAAGACTCTTAATCGATCCAACTTCATCTTACGCTCAAGCTGCAGCTTATGCTATGGGTAGAGCAATGGATGATGAAATAATCAGTGCTGCGATAGGAACTGCTTTCACAGGTGAAACAGGATCTACAAGTACGGCTAATGCAAATCAAATCGTTCACGGATCTGCTGGTTTAACAATCGCTAAATTAAGAACTGCAAAACAGACTCTTGATCTAGCTAGTGTTGATCCTTCAATTCCAAGATTTATTATTGTAGGACCGAAACAAATCACTGATTTATTAGGGACAACTGAAGTAACAAGTTCAGATTTTAACACTGTCAAAGCATTGGCAAATGGTGAAATCAACTCGTTTCTTGGTTTTAATTTTATTGTATCAAACAGACTATCACTATCTGGAACTACCAGATCTTGTATCGCTTATGCACAAGATGGTATCGCACTTGCTGTAGGCAAAGACGTTACTGCTAGAATAGACGAGAGAGCTGACAAAGGTTATGCTACTCAAGTTTACTACTGTGCATCTTTCGGAGCAACAAGAATGGAAGAAGACAAAGTAGTGGAAGTTCAATGTACAGAATCGTAATAGGAGGATAGAAATATGGGAACTAAAAATACTGATTTAGTAGCAAATTTCGAAGCTACTCCACAGGTTCCAAATAACGCTGCAGAATTACATGGTGTACTTCGTGTAGCTCAAGGAACTGTTGAACTTGCCGCTGGTGACAGTGATAATAACGATATTGTAATGTTAGCACCGATACCAAGTAATGCTTCTGTGCCTCAATTATTTATTGGGTCAGACACATTAGGTGGATCGTGTACATTCAATGTTGGAATTTATACTACTGCTGGTGCAGTCAAAGATGAAGACGTTTTCGCAACTGCGGTAGCTGATGCTGGTGCAATGGCAGACGTTAGATTTGAAGCTGCAAACATCAACACAGCAGGTCAAAAAATGTATGAATTAGCTGGAGACAGTACAGATCCAGGTGGTTACTACTACATCGCTGCTACAATGGCAGCAGATGGTGGTACTGCTGGAACTATGTCTTGGAATATTACATACGTAATAAACTAATCACAATTAAGTGGGGGGGTTATCTCCCCCACTTTTCTTATGAAGAAGACAGAAAAACTAGAAACATTCATACATATAAAAAAAAATAATTACATTTATAGATATGTTTTAGTAGATCGTTTTGAGCATACATCAAAACATCATCATGGTTTTAATCTTAAACCCTGTAGAACTACAGATGAAATATATCAACAACTCACACACCCTAGAAAATTAAGACGTAAATATATATTAAAAGATGACCAAAAATGATTTTGATCCAAGAAACCTTGGTTTATATGATAAGCCTAAACAGTTATTGCATTTTCAATGGCAAGACGATACTAGAGTTTATAGATACGCTTTAGTTGAAATTATTGAAGAAAAAGATATTAATAGTAGAAACAAGCAAAAGACAAATGAACAAGGTCTAACGCAACAGGAGATATGGCAACAATATGGCATCAGTAGTAGACATTTGTAACGGAGCTTTAAATCAACTGGGAGCATCTACAATCCTTTCATTGACAGAAGATTCTAAGAATGCAAGATTATGTAATGCAAGATTTACTCAAGTACGAGATTCAATATTCAGATCTCACCCTTGGAATTGTTTACAAAAAAGAGTTCAACTTGCAGCAGATACAGCAACACCTGCATGGGGATTTACTAAACAATATACCTTACCTGCAGATTGTTTACGACTACTTACCATTCTTGATTACGACTCAGATTACAAAGTAGAAGGTAGAAAAATATTAACAGATAATTCTTCATTAAAAATTTTATACATTGGAAGAATAGAAGATCCAAATGAATATGATGAATTGTTAAGAGAAACATTATCAGCTGCACTAGCTGCTGACATTGCTTATGCGATTACATCATCCAATCCTTTAACTGCCAATATGTATAATCTTCTTAGAGATAAATTAAGAGAAGCAAGATTTGTAGATAGTACAGAAGGTCAAAATACTCAACCCGATAAAGGTATGGCAGATGTAATGGATGCAAGTACATTTATCAATTCAAGGTTCTAATACATGGCAAGGGTAGCCGCACAGCTTACAAACTTTACAGGTGGAGAGTTTTCACCAAGATTAGATGGTCGTAATGACATAGCTAAATATACGACAGCGTGTAAGACTTTAGAAAATTTTGTCGTTTATCCTCATGGATCAGCTACTCGTAGACCAGGTACAACATTTATTTCAGAAGTGAAAGATAGTTCAAAAAAAACAAGACTTATTCCTTTTGAATTTTCTACAACACAAACTTATATGCTTGAGTTTGGAAATCAATACATCAGAATATACAAAGACAAAGGACAAGTATTAGATAGTGGTTCTGCAGTTGAAGTGTCTACACCTTATCTAGAAGCTGAATTATTTGATTTAAAATTTGCACAATCAGCAGACGTCATGTATATTTGCCACCCCAATCACGAAGTAGAAAAATTATCCAGAACCTCACACACTGCTTGGACTTTATCAGATGTTGATTTTACTGATGGACCTTACTTAGATAATAATATTACAACAACAACATTAAATCCTGGATCACACACAGTCGGTACAGGCGTTGCAGTCGTAGCAAGTGCAACCACTGGAATCAATGGTGGTAGTGGTTTTTTAGCAACTGATGTTGGAAGATTAATTCGTTTTGGAGATGGTTATATGAAAGTAACTGCAAGAGCTGATACAACAAATATTACAGTAGAGATTATAGAAGATTTAGGTTCAGCAACCGCATCAGTAGATTTTGCATTAGGAGCTTTCTCAGATACCACAGGTCATCCTTCTTGCGTTACTTTTTTTGAACAACGACTTGTATTTGCAGGAACAACCGATCAACCACAAACTATTTTCTTTTCTAAATCTGGTGATTATGAAAACATGAATGAAAACAGAGGTGGTACAATAGCAGACAGCGATGCTATTATTTATACGATTGCATCTAACCAAGTAAATGCCATAAGATTTATGACTGCGACACGAACTTTAATTATTGGTACAGCAGGTGGTGAGTTTGTAGTAAGTGGAGGTGGAACTGACTCTGCAATAACACCGACTAATATACTTATCAAAAAACAATCTAATCATGGTGCAGCAAACGTAGATGCGATTGCAGTTGGTAACGCAACTTTATTTCTTCAACGTGCAAAAAGAAAGATTAGAGAACTTGCTTATAACTTTGATGTAGATGGTTATATTGCACCTGATATGACGATCCTTGCAGAACACGTTACAGAGGGTGGACTAACTCAAATGGCATATCAACAAGAACCCAATCAAATTGTGTATGCAACAAGAAACGATGGTGAACTTATTGCACTGACTTATCAAAGAGAACAAAAGGTTACAGCTTGGCATAGACATATCTTTGGTGGTAGATTTGGTAATGCAACCATTACAGTAACTGATTATGCAAACATAGCAAATGGAACAAGAATTGTTTTAACAAAAGCAGATGGAACTCAAGTTACATTTACATCTTCTACGACTGATGTATCTGGTAAGTTTCATACTGAAACAAGTAACAATCAAACAGCAACAAATTTAAAAACATTAATAGATGCTGATTCTAATTTTACAGCAACAGTGAGTAGTAATGTGGTTACGATTACAGAGACAACACCAATATCTATAGGATTTTTAACAATTACATCTTTAGATGATGCGACTAGATTAGCAAAGACTGATGAAGGCAAAGCTGTATGTGAAAGCGTAGCAGTCATTCCAACCGATGATACAGAGTATGAAGTTTATGTTATTGTAAAAAGAACAATCAATGGAGCAACAAAAAGATACGTAGAAGTTTTAAATACTTTTGATTTTGATGAAACAGATAATACATCTTTTAATTTTTTAGATAGTCAATTAACTTATTCAGGATCTGCAGCAACCAGTATATCTGGTTTATCACACCTTGAGGGACAAACTGTTTCAATATTAACCAATGGTGCAACACATCCTGACAAGACTGTGAGTTCTGGAGCTGTAACTTTAGATCGTTCTGCAACAGAAGTTAAAATAGGATTAGCTTATACTTCTTTGCTCACAACAATGAGACTAGATGCAGGTTCTCAAAATGGAACATCTCAAGGTAAAACAAAAAGAATATACGACATTACCATAAGAATGTTTGAAACAGTTGGAATAGAAGTTGGACCAGATTTAAATAATATGGAACGCATACCATTCAGATCATCTGCAAATGATATGGATAATGCTTTACCAGTATTTACAGGAGATAAGGAAGTAGAATTTAGAGGTAACTATGAAACAGATGGTTTTGTGTTTGTAAGACAAACTCAACCTTTACCTTTAACTCTTTTATCGTTATATCCTAGATTGCAAACAAATGATGGATAATACACTACATATAGTACCTTACACTTCTGAACATGGAAGATTTATACTATCATGTCAAATGAACCATGCGTTGATGGATAAGGATGCTGAATTTGAAGATGCCATGAACCTAGTGGAGGATCATTTATCTTTTACAGGTATCATTGGTAAGAAACCAATCTTTGCTGCTGGTATGAAAATGCTCTGGCAAGGGGTAGCCGAGGGTTGGGTGATTGCAACACAAGATGTTTGGAATCATCCATTATCAGTTGCTCGTGCAATTAAAAAAGATTTTGCCAAAGTTGCAAAAAAATATAATATTAAAAGAGTTCAGACCGCTGTAAGATCAGACTTTGATAAAGGTATAAGATTTGCAGAATGGTTAGGATTAGAAAATGAAGGTCTAATGAAACACTATGGTTTTGATAGTTCACACCAATACAGATATGCGAGGATATTTTAAATGGGTTTTCAAGCAGCAGCAGTTGGAGCAATAGGTGTAGCAAAATACAAACAACAAGGTGCTATTGGTAAATATAATCAAAGAGTACAAGAAAGAAACGCAGAAATTAAAGAACAACAGGCAGAACAAATTAATAAAAAAACTGAATTTGATATAGCTCAATTTAATAAACAATTTGAACAATTACAAGGAACAACTGAAACTAATTTACGAAAAGCAGGTGTGGTTGGAAATGAAGGAACAGCAGCTAGAATAGCTTTATCAAATTTATATGAAGCAGAAGTGCAAAGAAACACAATAAGATATAATTCAGAAGTTGCTGCTGCACAGAAATTAGAAGAAGCTAACTTTGCTAGAATACAAGGCAGTCTTGCTAGACAAGAAGCAAGACTTGCACAAATTCAAACAGTTGCACAAACAGGAACATCTTTGTTAAAAATGAAAGGATAGTATGGCAATTAAAATACCTACATACACATCAAAAGGAACTATCACTTCAGAGACAGGAGGAGTAACAAGTAATATAAAAGTTTCTCCATTTAGAACTCCAGCGGGAGCTTTAGAGCCTATTTCTAATTTTGTAAGGGATGAATATATCAAAGAAAAAAAATTAGAAGCTGATAACAAAGCAACTCAGATATTAAACGATCTATATGTGGATCAAAAAAATGAACAAGGAGCAGTAGTTGCAAAAGGCTTAATGACTATTCAAAGTGAAATAAAACAAAATCAAAATCCAACAGATGCTTCATCTTTACACGATCAACAAGTCAATAAGTTATTTGACTATGCAAAAAATAATAAATTTCAAAATCTAGATAACTTTACAAAAAAATCTTTGGAAAGAAAATATTATGCGACAGCAGGTATTTTAAAAGTAAAAGCTCTTGAAGGTTCTCGTTTGAAACAAATTGATGCAGCAAAAGATATTGATGAAGATTTAGTTTCTAAAGAAACATTAGTGCTCAAAGAAGTTGGTCCATCTTATCTTCCAATTTATAAAGATAAAGTTTTAAAAAGAATTAATAACAATCCTAAGTATGATGATGGTATAAAAAAAATATTAATAGATGGTTATATTAAATTTGGTGAAGAAAGTTTAGCATCAACTATGTCTGTTAATCAACCTTATGCTTTTAAAGATGCTGTGAAAAAAGGACAGTTTGATTCTTTAGAAACAAAAGAAATAATTAAATATTCTGAACAAGCAGATAAACAAATATTAGAAAATAATAAAATAATATTTACTTCTGACTTAACATTGACAGAAAACTCAACAACAAATGGTATAATTCAAAATTATAATGAAATTAAAAATGGAACATTTAATGGAAGTATTGAAAAAATTAAAGCATGGAATTCTTTGCCATCTTCTGACAAAGCTTCAATTTTAAAATTTGCAAATACAAAAAGAAGTTCTGCCGTTGCAGAAATTAATCAAAGAAATTCAGCAATCTTGAATGAAAAAAAAGATGATGCAATAAACGATTTTACAAAAATATATAAAAACTCTAAGTCATTAAGCACATTAACTTTATTTAAAATAAACAATATTATTGGAGAACCTAGAAGCGATTATGAAAAAAATGCAAAAGCACAATACGTTAAATTAAATGAAAAGATTGGATTAAAAGAATTTAATAATAAAGAAAATTTTTATAAAAATTTTTCAATTCAAAAGGAGATATTAAATGGAAAAATAACAGATCATGTTACTCCTTTTTTATTAGAGGGAGAAACTGAACCTAAGAGTATTATTGAAAGAGTAGGAACTCAAATTAATAAAAGAGAACTTGGGTTGTATATAAATTATTTATTACCAAATAAAGGTAATGTTGATTTTATAGAAAATCATAAACAAGTCTATAAAATCATAGAAAAATATTATCCCATAATTGAAGGTCAAAGTGTATTAAATTATTTAGATACCACTACAGATAATAGACTATCAAATTTTCAATCTAGAGTTTTGTTTAATTTTTCTCAAGGCATAAGAGAGGGAAAGGAAGTATCAGATCTTTTAGATCTAAAAAGTAAAAACTTCATTGCAAAAAATTTTCAAGAATTTAAACCCGATAAAGATGCTTTAACTAAAATACTATCTCAAACAAAACAAACAAATATAGATGAATTACAACCGCCACCATGGAATCCTGATAAATATAAAACATGGAGTGATTATACAAATTCAAAAGAATATAAAAAATATTTAAAACAAAAGGATCAATAGTGCCTACAGTTGCAGATAGAATATTGGATATGCAAAAAGCAGGAGCTCCTTCTGAGGAAATAGAGAGTTATAAAAATAATCAATTACAAGAAATGCAGAATGCTGGTGTTCCTCAAGATGTTATATCAAGAGAATTTGGAACAGAACCTTACGACAGAAAAGAAATAAAATCTTTTTGGCAAAAAATTTCTATTGATGTAGAAAATGAATTTAAAGAAAAAAGAGTTAGAAGAGAAGAAGCTGGTGATAAAATAGAACAATGGTTGCTAGGATCAGATAGGGAATATAATTTTACACCTTATTTAAGACGAGGAATTGGTCAATCTGGTTTAAATAAAATGATTCGTTATCATTCTAGTGGAGACTATGGATTACCTACTGAATATTCTGAAATTGAAGGTACTGGTTTTTTAGAAAAACTTACTGAAGGTGCAACTGGCATGATTGCAGAAATTCCCACATTTGTACCAGGAGCATTAATTGGTGGAATAAGAGGTGGACCTGGAGGTGCAGTTATAGGTGGAGGTTTAAGCACTGGAACAGTTCAAGGTATTTATACTGAAGCTCTTAAAAGAGGTAAAGTTAAATCATGGGGTGAGTGGTGGGATATATTTATGGAAGAAGGAATTAATGAAGCTGCAAAGACTGCAGCTAAACTATACGCAGCATATAGAGTACCATCATTTAAAGTTTTAAGTCCAGTTACTAAAAATATATTCGGTAGAACATTAACTCAATCTACAGCATTTACAGCAACTGGAGTTGCTATGGGTGAAGATTTACCAACAGCAGATGATTTTGCAGTAACAAGTTTATTATTTGCACCTTTTAATATTAAAGCACCAAAACAAAAAATAGACCAAATAGTTTCAGATACTCAAAAAAAACCTATAGATATTATTGGTGATATAATTCAAGACAGAACAATATGGGAAGATTTTAATTCTAAAAATATAGATATTCCTAGAGCATATAGAGATCAGGTTGCAGATAAACCAATAGAAAAACCTAAAGAGGTTACAATAGAAGAATTAAATAAATCAAAAGAAAATTTAGATTCAACAAGAACAGAGTTGGATAAAAGTATTTCAGACACGCCTTATAAAAGAACTTATAAAATGAAAGATTTTATAGATGACTTATTTTATAATCTTATTGATAAACTTCATGTATTTAAAAGAGCTGAAAAACAAGCAGAAAAATTTGGTGTTAAATATGAAAAGGAAATTAGTCCATACGAATCTTTTAATTTATTAAATGGTGTTCGTGGAAAAATAGAATCATTTGTAGAAGTAGGTGCTTTTGATTTTAAAACTGGAAAAAAAACAGGTCCATCATTAAAACAAATATTTAAAGAAAATGAGATCACTAATCGTGATGCGTATAGTGATTTTAGAAGATATGCGGTTGCCAAAAGAGCTTTAGAAAAAGAAGCTCAAGGATTTAAAACAGGAGTCAATATTAAATCTGCAAATGATTTTGTAAATCAACAAGGAGTTAGATTTGAAAAACCATTTAGAGATTTGGTCAAATCTTCTGAAGCTGCACTTAAATATTTATTAGATACTGGTGTTATTACAAAAGATGTTTACAATGCAGTATTAAAAGCAAATAAAGATTATGTTCCTTTTTATAGAGAGTTTTTAGATGACACAAAATCAGGACAGTTTTCTAAAAATGTAAGTAATCCTTTAAAGATATTTAAAGGTAGTGAAAAAAAAATAAAAGATCCTTTTGATAGTATATACAATAATATATCTACATATATTACTATTGCTGAAAGAAACGCAGCTCATTTAAGATTTATAGAATTTATAGAAAAAACAAGAGCGGAAGCAAAAAAAGCTGGAGAGTTAGATCCGTTTCCTGAAGTACAAAAATCTAAAAAAAGAACAAGAGAAACTAAAATAACTAAAAAAGAATTAGAAAATGTTGTTGATAATGTCAATGCTTTAAAGCCAGAAGTTATTGATGGTTTTTCTGTATTTAGAAAAGAACAAGGTTATTTAAAAAAATCAGAAATAGCTGTTTATAGAAATGGTGTTAGGGAAGTTTGGGAAGTAGGTGAGTCTTTTGCAAGACCTCTTAGAAGCATAGAACCTGGTTTATGGATTCAAGTTGCTGATGCACTATCTTTACCAGCACGAACATTAAGAGCGGGTGCTACTGGTGCTGTAGAATTTATGTATAATAACGTACAAAGAGATGCTTTTACATCCGCAATATTAAGTAAAG